ACATCAGAAACTTTTAGAAAGCATTATCAAAAGCAATCCGACTATCTCCGCAGTATCAACATTGACATAGACAACCTGCAAGAAAAGGGAGTTGCTGTTTATGAATGATTTCGTAACAACTCTCAACGATTATGCTCGCTCGGAGGGGTAAGCAGAAAAAGTCCTGACTTGAGAACTCAGGCATACAAGTAAGCCAAACCCCTGACATAGATCGGGGGTTTTTAAAAAACTGAAATATGACAATTGAATTAAATCTTGACCTCGATATCCGGTTTGTAAAATACGGGAATAAGCACAAAGCAATATGTGATAAATATAAAATGATCGGAAGGTCTGATGTAAACTTTGAAGAAGCTAAAAATAATCTTCTTGATCAAATCGAAATAAAAATATGGTCGGAATCATTTAACATAAACTATAACATAAAAACAAAATGAATTATTATTTAACAGGTTACAGCAAGATAACCGGATATATGGTTTACAGGTCAGCTTTAACTGACAACCTCAAAGAGTTATTGATCGAAAGAGAAAATTTAAAGAATACTTTTAATTTTATTTTAAGAATAAATAAAATATGAAAAAATCATACAGGCATCTTAATAATGATTATCTTGGTTACGTTGATAATCTTTTAAAGAAAAAGCCAAAGAAAAGATTCAAGAATATCAAGCCTCAGAAAACTCTGAAGCAAAGAAATCAGACAATAGAAAACGGGAATGATAATATTTATCATAAATTTTTAAATTATGAACCTAAAGTATGAAAAAAAGTAAAGAAAGAAAATTGGTAAAAGTTGATGAGAAAAATATAACCTGGAACAGAAACCATTTGTTAATAATGGAAACTTACGACAGACTTTATGAAACTGATAAGAAAGTCCCGTCATTACAGAAAGTAGCTGATGAATGTGGACTTAGCTTCAATACTGTTCAGAGTCATTCAGAAAGTCTTACCCTCTCCAATGTAAATTCAAAGTATAAGTTAGCAGGTGAAAGAGTTACAAAAAGTTTATTGAAGAACATTGAAGAGAACGGCAAAGCTGCTGAAGTAAAACTTTACAATCAACTTGTCTTCGGATACAGAGAAAAATCAGAGGTAGACCTAAAATTAAATTCAATATCAGACCTATTCAAAGATGCTGACGAAGAAACAACTTAAAGAAAAATTATCAAATCCGTTTTATTTCTTGGATAAGGTATTAGGGATAAAAGAAATAACAGAAGACCAACGGTCTGTTATTCGGTCTGTAATAGATAATAAATATACTGCGGCTCAATCTGCTCATTCCGTCGGCAAAACATTTGTTGCTGCTGGTATAGCAATTTGGTTTTTGACTACAAACAAAGATTCTGTTGTTGTTACAACAGCTCCTACGGGAAGACAAGTAAAACAATTGTTATGGCGTGAAATAAATGATTTGTTTACGAAAGCCAAATATAATTTAGGCGGAAAAATGCTTAATTTGTCTTATGAACTTTCAGACAAATGGTTTGCGGTTGGTATTAGCCCGCAGCCGGGGAAAGAATTAGATTCGGCTGTAACAATGCAGGGATTTCATGCACCAAAATTATTGGTCATCCTCGATGAAGCCGATGGAATACACCCAAGTATATGGGAAGCTGTAGACGGGATAACAAACTCAGAAGGTTCAAAAGTTCTTGCAATTGGGAATCCTCAAAACATAACTTCAAAATTTCACAATAAGATTGTAACAAAAGAATACAATTCATTAAAGATTTCTGCATTAACCCATCCTAACGTAATAACAAAGAGCACGGTAATACCCGGAGCAGTTTCGTATTCATGGGTAAAAGATAAAGTTAAAAAATGGTGTGAGGAAACAGATAAGCATGACCCTGACTTAAAAACATTAGAATTTGAAGGTAAAATTTACGTTCCCAACATTTTATTTTTATGGAAAGTATTAGGAGAGTATCCTGAAGGAGTAACAGACACTCTCATATCTCTGCTTAAAATTCAGCAGGCGTTTGAAAGAGAAAATACAACATCTGAATTTGTAAACGGAGCTGTTGATGTAGCAAGATTTGGGACTGACTCAACTGTCTTTTGTTTTGATGTTAACGGGAAATTTATATTTGAAAAATTTTATCATTACGATATTGCTCGTATGTCCGGTAAAGCTTTTGAATTAATTCAGAAGTATAAACCTTTAAAATTTGGAGTTGATTGTGACGGATTGGGAGCCGGGCTTTATGATAATCTGAAAGAGGCGGTTGATGAAGGCAGGCTGAATGTTAAGCTTTTTGAAATTCACGGGGGAGCTTCGCCAATAGAAATTAATCAGATCGAATCAAAAGAAACCGAAAGGAAAGAAGAGCAGTTTATAAATTTGCGTGCTCAGATGTATTGGTTCTTTAAAGATGATTTAAATTATATTTCTCTTCCTTACTCGGAAGACTTTGAAACGGGAATGAGCACAATCAAATATTTTTTCAATTCAAAAGGCAAAATTCAAATTGAAAGTAAGGATGAAATAAAGAAGAGATTAGGCAGATCCCCCGATGAAGAAGATGCGTCAGTCTATTGCAATTTTATGAAATACGCTTCAGTATCCGAACCGCGTGTATGGTTTATGTAAAAAATAAAATAAATTAATTATGACCAAGAGAAAAAAGAAAAACAAAAAAAGAAAAAACAACTATGCAGAGTCAAATAAAAATATGAAATGTGATCGAATAGAATGGACAATCCCGTCGAGTATATTCCCGACATTAAAATCGTTTGCTGAATCTATTGGCATTAAAATCAAAACAACTAAATAATTTAATTTGCATATTTCCTTTTTTTAAATTATTTTTGATAGACTGTTGTAAACAGTCATAGTTCTATAAAATAAGCTCCAATTAAAATCCGTTAAAAATTATAAAAGGCGGGTATTTCAAACTTAAGGTTTAGGTTTGAAGTGCCTGCCTTTTTTTATTTATCAAAAAAGTTTGATCAAATACCTAAAGCATAAATTAGCAGAGTTCGTGAAATCAAACGTCACCGTGTCAATGACCGACTATCCCGCTTTTAAAAATAACTTTGAATCATATTTTAATAAGACATCCAACAAGAATCAAACGTCGTGGATATTCGCTTGTATGGATGTATGGGGAAAGCATTTCGCAGGGGTTAATTTCAGACTGTATGAAGAAAGCGGTAACGGTGAGAACAGGGAAGAGGTCTATAAGCATCCGATAGTCAGTATGTTTAAAAGACCTAATCAGTTTCAAACGTGGTGGGAAATTAAATACAGATTCGCTCAGCACTTCGGATTATACGGCAATGGTTATTTATACAAGCTCAGAAACGGGTTAGGATTACCGATGTCACTGATACAGCTTTTGCCGGGTTCACTTACAGCCAAGCCGTCTAATTCAGGCATCGTTGAAGAATATCAATATACAGCAGGTAACGGAGTTTATACGCTCAGTGCAAAAGATATAATTCATTTTAAATATCCGGACCCGGATAATCTTCAGGTTGGCAAATCTATCATTTCAAACATAGCGAATGAAGTCGAGGTAAATCAGTTTCAATCTGCTTATCAAAAACAATTTTATAAACAAGGCGGATTTCTTGGATTAATATTTACAACTGACCAGCAAATGGGTGACGTTTCTTTTAACCGTGCTAAGTCAGAGATTCAGAATAATTACACGGGTGATATTGCTAAGGGGTATAAGGCGGGGCTGTTCGATCAGGGATTGAAGCCAATTGCTTCCCCTTACTCAATCAAGGATATGGATATCTCTTCGCTGAAGAAATTGAACATGGAAGAGATATGTGCGGCGTTTCAGGTAAATAAATTCATGTTCGGAATGGCTGAATCTATAAACCGTGCTACAGCTCAGGAAGTAACACTGCAGTTCACTTCAGGAGTCATAGAACCTATAATGAATTATTTTGATGTGGTTCTTACTCAGGATTTAGCAATGGAGTTCGGAAAGTCATTGTGCATTCAGCATGACAATACTTCCCCACGGGATCAGGAGGGGGAATTAGCCTGGTATGAATCAATGACAAAGACAGGGTCAATAACTCCGAATGAGATAAGGATATTTGAAAATCTTGACCCGCTGAATATTCCGTCAATGGATATGCCTATTGACCTGAACAAGCAAGTTAAAATTAATCAAACAGTAAATTAAAATGGAAGATCAGGAATTTTATTTAATCGAGGACAGCAAAGCAGAGAAGTTAAAAAGCGAACGTGCTATAACTCACTACATCTCAACTCCGCACATTGACAGAGGTAAGGATATTGTCAACCCAAAGGGAATGGATACAACCGATTTCGAGAAATCAAAGACAGTATTCTATAATCATAATTACGACAAACCTATTGCGAAGAATCTTTGGCTGAAAAGAACAGAAGACGGCGTAAAGGTTAAAACACAATTTAGCGAAACCCCGTTTGCAAATGATATTTATACTCTGCATTTAGAAGATATAATTAAAACGTGGTCAATTGGTTTTGATGTTCCCCGTCAGAAAGGTCGTTGGAGTGACCCGGTCGAAGGAGCTATTACTTTGGACGGCGGGACCGGAATAAGAACAATTAACAAATGGATACTGCTTGAATATTCTTCCGCTCCGCTTGCTATGAACCCAAATGCTTTAGACTTAGCTAAGAATATAAAATCCTATCTGAAGACCGATGAAATGAAAAATGTAATTGAGGGCTTTGAATATAAGTCTGAAATACAATTACTGCTTGATGCTCAGAAGAAAGAAATATCTGATTTAAAGGCATTGATCGAGGAAATAAAAAACAAAGATACATCTGAACTGCAAAATGAAATCACAGAAATAAAAAATACATTGCTTAAAAAATCAGTGGAGAGTTTAGAGAAGAAAAAAAGAATTTCACCGGTTGAAATTCAGAAAATGATTCTTAGAGAACTTAGCGAGATTACGGGCATAAGAGAATAATTTAAACTTAAAATTAAAATGACAAAATCAGAAAACGAAAAACTTGAGGAGCTGTTAAGAAAGCCCGCTATAAGTTTATCAGAGGGTGATAAATCAGACCTTGAGATCCTAAGAGAGAAAAAGGAACTTGAAACAGAAATTAAATCCGCAATGGAGACCTTTTTCAAAGACTCTCCATTCCTTAAGGCTCAGAATCCGATTGATATTTCTCAGAAGAAAGAAGAAGAACTTCTTCAGAATCCAAACTATGCCTTGAGTAAAAGGCTTACGGGTATGTTCAAGAATGATTATGCAATGATTAAAGCTGCTGACCCGGTATTAGTAGCGGATAACGATGACGCAGGCGGTTATCTTGTCCCCGCCGTAACAGAGAATAAGATATATGAACTTATTCCTACGTTCGGTCAGGCAAGACAGCACATGACTGTAATGCCTATGGGTGGCGGAGTTATGAAGCTTCCGAAAGAATCCGCATTACCGACTTGGACATGGGAAACTTCAGGTACGGGTGAAAATGTAGCTATTTCTTCAAGCAAGCCTACGTTTGGAGCAAATACACTGACTCCGGCAAAGGGAAAGGCAATTGTTGTACTCTCCTCTGAAATGCTGAACGATCCTAATATTAACGTAGGGGCTTATGTATTGAGCAAGATCGCACAGGCAAAAGGAACAGGAGAGGATGCTCAATTTTTCTCAGGAACAGGCTCACCTTTCACCGGAGTATTTGCATCAGCAAACACATTCGGCGGAGAAACAAACCTTACCGCAACAAATGTATTTACTTATGACAAAGTTGTGGACTGCTCACTTGCTATTGACCAGAACTATGCAGCGGGTGCAGGTTGGTACGGCTCAAGAACCGTGACTGCTGCATTGAGAAAATTGAAAGATGACCAGAACAGACCGTTATGGATTGACCCATTTGGAGGCAACCCTGCTTCAATGTTAGGATTCCCTTACACGATCGTTGAGAACGCTCCGAACAATACCACAGGTGATAACAAACCTGTATTATTACTTGGTAACTTATTGAATGCTATAATCGGCGATGTTATTGGGGGCGGGTTCAGTGTGAAACTGTTAACTGAAGCAACAATAGCGGGGACTTCACTAGGAGAAAATGATCTTGTCGGAATAAGAGTAACGGCTCGCTCTGGGTTCACACCGGGAATAACAAGCTTGTATTCTGCATTAAGGCATCAAAACACATAATTCATTAATCTTTGGGAGAGTGGAATTGACCTATATTCTGCTCTCCCGAAATAAAAAAAATAAAATCATAATGAGATACAGAGCAAAAGAAAATTTCAGATCCTTGACAGGAAAGGAATTTAAAAAAGGGGATATAGTCCCAAACGGTGATGCAACAAAAATGTTGAAGCATTTGGTGGAGGTTGATGAAGACTATAATTACATTGATCCAGTATCACCTGGCGAAAACAAAGTGATGACAACAAAAGATTTAAAAACAAAATAGATCTTTTAAAAAACATCTAAAAAATTAAAACTAAATAAAAAAATGAAACTTAAAATATTTGCAACACTTTTATTTTTGGTAATTGCCTTCGGATTTCAGAAAGAGGCGAAGTCGCAGGATGCGGTTGAAACATTCTTTGCCGTTGGCGATACGACTGAAACATTCAACGTTCCGGCGGGAGCAAATAAAATATTTATAACAGTTGTGGATTCCTCTGTTGCCGGGACTGATACTATTTGGGCTCAGATAAAGATAAGCGGCGGCGTTGTGACTTCATACAGTCCATTAGCGGTAAGGAATGCAAATGCTACTGCTCCGACTACTTACGTGACATCAATGATACCGGGGGACAATACAGCAGGCACATATCAATTTGACGCTAAGGAAATACCGGGTGCAACATTCAGGGTTTACAGGTCTAATGTGAGCACAAACAATGCTTATGCTCCGAGAACAAGAATAACAGTTAGCTTTAAATAATTATGGATGAATTAAAATTAATCGAGATAGTATTGAAAAATGGGGGGACAATTAAATACGTCCCTCCTATTGGTGATTCTCAGAATCCTCCAATGTACAGGATAGACATAGGACTTCACAGCTCTTCAAAGTTAAAATTAATTGATGCCGTCAATGATGTAAT